CCGATGTGGCGAACTCAGCAACTTGGTCAAGTCCGTCTGCATAGACTCTAAAGACTTGTATGCAAAATCTGTCAGCCCAGTCTGAGCTGCCGTAAGCTGGGTCTGCTCCAATAACGTAGTAGGCGGTATCAACGGGTTGTTGCCATATCCGTAACGTTGCCAGACGGTCTGAGGACGGTAAGCACTCTGTGTCTTGAAAGAGTTGTCCGAAGGCGTATCTGTAACATTCGTAGTCGAGGGATTTTGCGTATTTGGCTGCATCTGTACACCTACTGTTAGAAAAGAAACTTGTGCCTGTCATTACAAAAGCGTAATCTTCTGTGGGTGGAAACTCTTGGTACATGAGAGTTTCGTCTTTAATACCCTCAGCCATCTTCCACCGCCACCACGCCATCTGACGGGAGTTTATCTCAACCCCGTACATTTTCTTAATTTCTTTTACCCATTCTTTCTCGTCAGGCTTGAGCTTGCCATCCCAGTAGACTTTGTACTCTTTAGAATCTGGGTGAACAGAGTAATACTCGTTACGCCACCATCCGCAAAAGATTGCACGTTGTGTACGAGCACGCTTGGCAGTCTTGTACATATCGTGGAACATGTTGAACCCTTGAGCAGTAGATTCAAAGATGTACAGACGCTGAGGATTCTTTTCTGCAAGAGATGCAATCAGGGAGGCTAGACCTTCGTCATTTCCCCATGATGCGGTTTCCGTTGCATGTAGGTATGTAATAGCCTTACCCTGCCCCAACCGAGATTTATTTCCCGCAATTTGATAGAAGATACGAGACCTGTTTTTAAGGACCATTTGGTTTCTATTATGGGCAACCAACGGAATCTTATATTCTTTTGGCAGACCATCAATATACATTCCCAGCGTACTTCTGAACATATCTCGGTTTTCTTCTGTGTCTGAAACAAGAGTCCCTTGCCATCCTGGGTGTGTGAACTGCCAATATAAATCAAGCGCCAGGGATACTGTCGTGATTCCCAGTTGCCGCCCTTTGAGAATAACAAAGAAATGGACATCGTCTTTTAACCCCTTATCTATTTCTTCCATAACGTAAGTCTGAGTACCCAGGAGCTTGGTCATTTTTTTCAAGCCCTCTTCTTTTGTTTCCACTTTCAATTCGGAACAAAATTTATAAAATCTTTGTAAATCAAAATCCATTATTTACCTTTGAGTAATCAACCCATCCAAAGGCGTATTTGTTTGGGTTTTTAGGCTGAACATCAGATTTATTATTGTTTGACAAAGAAGGAGTATTAGACAGCTTTATGTTTGGCAAAGGTCTAGTAACTTGACTTAACAATAATTGTGTAGCTATTGTCATTTACGCCTCCCAGGGCATTACTTCACCGTACTTGTCTTTCATAAACTTGTGACCAGCATCAAAGAACTCTTTTGTCACAGAACCAGGGTTACCACCCAGTCTGAAGTTAAAGCTGTGCTTCTTTGTTGTTTGGTACTTAGGGAACATTTGTTTTGCTACCCTGTAGAACTCTCGGTCACTCCCAAAGCCAGGCATACCCAAGATTGCTGAGATACCCTTGAGCTTGTCTGTACGCATACCCCACATACACCAGTCTACAAAGTTACATCCCTTATTGTTCCAGTCTTCATGGAGGTCACCCAAGGCTTCACATCTGTCGTTGAACAGGAAGTTACCGTCCTTGTCGTGTATCTTACGAAGGCTGTATGCCCAGTCGTTACCCCGCTGAATAATCTGCATGAGTGACTCTACATGGTCAGGGTCAAACCAGTCATCATCGTTACAAAAGAAGATTACGTCTTCGTTTATCAGGTGAGGTACAGCAGCTAACCATCTACGACCATCTTTGTCTGGCATGGCTATAGGAGTTGGAAATACACAGACCTGTTGATTCTTCTGTAGGAGGAGTTTGGGGAGCATACCGTTGTCGTACAGTAGGTAGTGCTGGACAGGGTAGGTTTGAGCCTGTACGGAGGCTATACACTTGTCTAGTTCGGGTCTACCTTTGGTGACGGTAACGACTGCTGCTGTTAGTTTTCTACTTATCATTTCATACCCTCTATGTTCCAGTTTGCTATTGCTTCTGCTGCACTTTTATTTTTAGCACAGCGTATTAATTCTTGGTAAACAACGTCTGAGTATTTCTCTTTCCACTCTTTTGCCAGATACCTTTTCGAGCCAGGACTAATGCAAGAGAGTGCGCGTTGCATCTCCCTCTTGAGTCTCAATCTTGAGTTGTACAGCCGCATCTGCATATCCTCTGTTGTATCCATACGCTAACGCTTTCCCCATGTTATTAACCAGTTCTACCCTGTGGTGCTCAGAGACAAGCAAAGCCTCTACCAACAAATGGCAGTGCTCTCTAAGCTCATCTTCGTTCATCCACAGTAGTTCTATCATGACACTCTCCAGACCCTCAGTAACTCACCCTCTGATTTGCTAGAAAACTTAAACCCTAACCTCTTAGATGCCCTGTAGTTGGCGTTGAGCACCTTTGCTCTCGCACTTACAGGTACAGTAAAACTATCCCCCACTTCCATGCTGTCATACGGATATGCGTACACCACCCGTGGGCTAGGTAGTAACGTACCCTTTTCTATCTCTAATATCTCCATATAATCACCTCTACCTATAATCTGATAATACCATAATCTAAAGGACATTCAAATGTTAATCAAGACCTTCAACGAATACCACTTGGGCGACCAGCTCCATCACCTGAACTTCCTACGTAGGGTTTGTCAAGAGGATACAAGTATCGAATGTATCTATTACTGCAAACAAGAGTACCATCCGCAGCTCCTACCGCTCATTGAAGGCGTACCCATCACCCTACAGGACTTACCTTACAGAGGAGACGCTATTAACGTTTGGATAGGGGCAGACGGCTATTTCTACCGCAGTCCACTCAACAAGGACTGGGTAGCCTTTCACCTAGACTGGTTTAGTTATCTGTCTAACAAGTTAGGTGTGATGAACCCCATGCAAACACCAGATACCTTCCTCTTTGACTACCCAGAGTTAGCTAAAAGGAAGTACCCCTCTTATGACGTATTGATAGTCAACTCTGTCCCCATGTCAAATCAGCTCCCAGACTACAACCCTTGGTTCTTTGAGAAGCTCACCAAGAAGTACCTAGAAGAAGGCTCTACCGTTATCACCACCTACCCTACAGGACTGTGCCAATCCACCCTAGAACTGGGTATGACCGTCACAGACATAGGATGCCTAGCAAAGGGAGTCAACCGTATACAAGGCGTAGATACAGGTCCTATGTGGACCACCTACAACGTACACGCCCGTATACCCACCCGTATAGTCTACTCAGCAGCACATGCCATCAACCTACTCGACACGATAACCCTAGACCGCCTGACGGATATATAAATTTTTTTATGGGGGGGGATAAGTGGGGGGCACGCACATCACGCTACGCAGTCCCCAACACTTGCCACGCACGCGTAGTGATGACTTACGCATGTTATGACACGTGACCATTCCCTAATCGGAGAGAGAGCGCACTAAATATATATTCTTTAGTGAGAGAGCGGTGACAGTCACAATGCTCTTTTATGTCTGTCCCTAATTGTTTATCTACCTTATACAAATACAGATATACACAATCATAAGTATTGTTTCTATATGATATTAATATGTAGTATACAGTATATATACATATAGGCTAACTATACATGATAATACTTTATTCTACTAGGGTTTATAGTTAGAAAATAATTGTTGACATAGTTGTTTATATATATATAATACGTATAAGACAACTTAATAAGTGTCTTAATTCCTAACTTAATTAACTTTCCTAAAGGCTTAATCATGAAATTTGCATTTATCCCTAAAGCTCAATACTCAATCGGTCAAATCATTACTGTGCATGGCGAAAAGATGAGAGTTGAGAGCTACTCTCACACTGGCAAGAATGTGATTGTTCATTCATTAGAGGATGCGCCACGTTTTAAGCGCATAGTATGTATTTGTACAGATTCGCCAGCTATTGAGGGGGTAACAGCTTAAAACCTAGCGTATAGCCTTACATGTAGGGCTATGCGATAGTGCTTTTACTATCGTTATCTTTCCTAAGGATTAAACATGAAAACTACACTTAAACAAGTTCCAGCGTTAGTATCAGAGCGTAAAGAGTTCAACTGTAACGGCACGTTGTTTGCTCTCATTGACGGCGATAAATACGTGGTCTATTCTTACGGTCAACACTTTCCAGTAGCGGTCTATCAATCCAATACGTGGTTTGTAAACAAGGATAAGTATTCAGTTACCACGTCAAAACATCAGGGCAAGGTAAAACAAGGCATCAATGAGCTAGTAGAGTATTTGAGTACTTATGAGCTTAAAAACTTGTTATCCACGCCTAACCCTCAATTCGCTTAAATAACAGCTTCTAGGGGCTTCTATGAGGCTTCTAGGGGATGCTATTTTGCATCATCCTAACTTATGAGGTATTTTATGAGTAATACTCAAGCGTTTCTACAATCTGAGTTTTTAGACTGGGTTAACAATTACCTGACTGTTGACGTATTTGCCGAACATAGGGGAATTTCAACTAGTGAGGCTAGAGCGTTGATTGAATTGGGCAGGTCAGTGCATGAGGCTTATGTTTCATTTGTTAGAGAATTGGAGGTAGCATGAAACTATCAGACAATGAATTAGACCTCCTTCGCCTTATCCTAGCCGATTATTTGGAGAACCTAGATGCAAGCCTAGAAAGCAAGATTGACTCACTATATCGTAAGATATTAGTTTTAAACGGAGAAAAGAATGTATAAACCAGATTTTGGAATAGAAAAACCCCCACGCGCACAAATAACCTTAGATACACAGGATTTTGTTCTGTACCTTTTGGGAGCATTTCTCGCGGGGGCGGGGATAGTAGGGTTGTATTGTGGTTTCTAGGTGTGAGGAATTAGGGGTTTGTCAGAAGACCCCTAAGTGTCCTAGTTGTCCTAATAAATTGGAAATAACTAGTTTTTTCCGTTGTTTGCTAGTAAACAACTTGATTTAATTGGGGCTTTCTTAATAATTATTGTTTTAACGTTAAAGAGGGTAAAAATGAATAAGAGAGAACTTAAAGAACTAAAAGAATTAGCATCAAAGGTTGTTAAATCTTGTATTAAACAACAATTTGTATATTACGTTGATGAAGCCTTTTTAGCATCATTACAAAATGATTTTAAGAAAGAATTACTATATTTAATGTTGTCTATGGAGACCCTTGAAAAAATAAGGAATGAACGTCCAATTTTCTGATATAGTTCAGGCATTGCAGTCGCGTGCAATTATGAAAGCCTTTTAAGAAACTCCCTCACCCCGACATACTGGGGACGCGATTGGGGGGGTTACTTAAGAGGCTTTTTTAATTTCCTAACTGTAATCGTACCCCATACGAAAATAAGCACTCTGTTCTGGTGGCGTGGGAGAGAAGGAATCACCTTGACCCAAGGGGGACGGGTGCGCGAGGGTGCTACCCCAAGTGATAAACAGACATGTATCTTGATGATGGTGGTTGCAGAGTCCTTTAACTCTGGTCTGATAAATAAAGCAGTAGCACGTATTAAGGGTAGAACCCCAATACGGACAGTCGCAGGACTGCTGGTATAGATGCTATGTTCTATATGTACATCATCATCGATACCGTAGCCCTTGTATGTGTAATCGAAAAGTAAGGGGGTAGAGAATGACTAAAGAAGAAATAATTTTTACTGATTATTCCGTTGAAACCATTTGCATGTATATCTATAACGCTATTTTAGTTATCACCATAGGCTTGTGTATGTACTACATATCTCCTTGGTGTTGCTTTATGTGCATGTTTGGAGCAACCAGAGACAAAAAGGTAAAAGAATGATAGAACTATTGGAGCAGCGCAGGAAAGAATTAAAAGCCATGTATAAACGTCAACCAGATATAGACACGCTTGTACGCCTACGTGAGAACCTAATCATGACTAGACGATATAAGAGGCTTATAGAGGCAGAGGTGGATGCTGCAGGGTTTAGGGAGGAACTGGGTAACCTAGTGACCCTTATGTCCTGTTTAGACCCCATTTAATCTTTACACAAACTTTACATAAGGAGATAATCATTCTATTTAAGACTAATCATCTAATGCTATAATCCTCTCATCATCATATATGATGGTATTTCCTAACTTAACCTAAAGGATGTTTCACATGAAACTCTGTATCGACTGTAAATGTTATCAATTAAATCCATATAGCCATGCAAGATATGGCAAATGTACCCGTAATGACGTTAATAGCCCCGTAGACGGCTCTGTTGTGCCTATAGATGACTTACCCTACTGCAGCGTAGAAAGAAAGAACTACGAGGCTTTAGACACTTGCGGGATAGAGGCTAAATACTTTGTAGCAAAGGAGACTAACCATGTCTGATTTCACACCACAAACACGTAATTCCGCTATCTGGTCTGGTGACTCTAGGCGAGTTGCTATGGGCAAGGCTAATGAGGTCATCCTCACCAAGCAGGGCAAGCTGGACATACCAGACCTGTCAGGCATAGAGGCAGTCCAGATGGGGCACGTTATGGAACCCGTAATTGGTAGGCTTGCACAGGCAAAGCTGGGTGTAGAGCTTAACAAGATAGAGGAAAGCCTGACTCATAAAAAGGAATCATGGTTTAAATCACATTTTGACTTTGCGGGGACTAAAGATGGACAAACAATTCTGGTCGAGTGTAAAAACTATAACGCTGGTGTGCGTAATAAGTTTGACGATATTTCTAATACCATTCCTGACGCTGATTTTGCTCAGTTAGTCCACGAAGCA